TTAGGCTTCGTTCGTGCTGACTTTACCGTCACTTGCTAGTACAGGCAGCGCAAATCGGTGTGTCGCGGGCAGCGACTGTGTGCCACACCAGCGATAGCCCAGCACACGAGATTTGAGGAACGGCTTGATGTTGACCGCATCCGATTGATTGCCGCCCAATACCATCAAGTTACCTGCTTTATCGCGACCCACGACAAAGCCCACATGACCGCCAGCACCGCGTCTAAACACGACCACACAGCCATAAGCAGGGTTGTTAAGTTTACTCCCTGCCGTCGCCCATGAACGAGCCAATGGGAAGGATTTTGGTATATGATGCGACAATCCTGCCTTTGCCATCACAAACGCCACGAACGCGCCGCACCAAGGCGTTTCGTCATTTTGCCATACTTTTTCTTTAAGCCTATGGGCTTGATTGGTGGCGTTAAAGCCAGTTTTCCACATTTCTATGATTAAAGGGTTGTGCCTTGCACCTTTGATTTCGGTTTGTCCGATGTAAGTGCGAGCGGTTTTAATCCAGTTGAGTTCTTGCATGGTTATTTACTCCAAAAAAGCCCCAAATCAGGGGTTAGGTCTCTTAAAACGCTTGCGAAATCGCAAACAGTGCTTTTGTACTTTGAGCAGACTGCCTACCCAAAAAATTAAAATCAATGCATGGCTAAACACATCAATGCCTGACAACTCAGGATCATCAAGGCTAGCATACAGCAGCACCGACCAGCCAAGCGTGCCAACGGCGACCAACCACGCATCAGATGTGGGCGTTTTTACCCTGTGGTTGAAGCCTTTTAGGTGCTTGATGAAAGTGTAGCCACCCAGCAAAAAACCGATGGTACACAGCACGATGCTTATGACAATCATCATTTATCCCCCTTTGACTTTGACCACGGCACAAACTTATCTTGAGCCGATTTGTACAGCTGATTTTGCCGTTTTTGGTCGCTGATAAACACCAAAAAGCCTGTGATGATGGGCGTGCTGATCAATGACGTGATAAACCCCCAAAACAGTAGTGTACTTGGCGGTGGCTCTGCGTTTTGATTAAGATACAAAACCATTGCCATGCCTGACATCATGCCGATGAGTGGCTTACTAATAAACGGATATTTAAGGCGATTGTCAATATCGCCGATCATGATAAATGCGCTGGCAAAGCCCCCGAATGCACAAAACACCCAAAGCGGTAGCCAACTCAATAAAAAAGGGGCGTGTAGCCCCTGTAAGTCGGTCATTTGATTACTCCCAAAAAAAAGAATAATTTAATTAAATGATGTTGGTAGATCTGTTACATCAATACATAAGATTGGTGGAGTATGAGTTAATAATTGACCTCCTAATTTAATTGGGTGATTGCTAAAAGGTTGCCAGTGCCCACGAGATAAGCCTCTCCTTTCTGAAAAGGCACTCAAAGCAAAGAAAGCATATACACCACCATCATAACCTGAGTAGGATTCCACATAATAATCTGTGTCGATAGAATTATCTACTCTTCTTAGCACCATAGGTGCATGAAGTAAGGTAGCGTATTTCCTATTGGCATCAAGCTGTCTTTTTTCACTCACAAAAGGTGCGTCCACCTCAAACACCTTAAAAAGGTAACGAGGTTCGCCACTTAAGTATAAATTCTTTTTATTTTCTAAGTTGTACGCAAATTGCACCTCATGATGAATATCAAGTGGTTGGGATTGTGAGATGAAAGTAAGATTGCCTTGCTCATCCCAAGTTTTCAGCCCAGCGTTATTGCCTATTTGATGATTGGCATAAAGGTCATAAATATACAAGATAGCTTCATCTGGAATGTTCGTGGATTTGCTATCATATTTATCTTTATAGAACCACATTCTTACTCCGCCAGAAACACTTTGATTTTTGATAAAAATAAGCGGACTTTTGTAAGATGCACAGATAGGTGCAATACCATTTGGCACATCAACATAATATAAACTGTAATAGTATCTATCAGGATTCACGAATTGTAGTTGATTTCTACCACCTTCAAGGTATGAACCAGTTAATATCCATGCTTGCTTGCTATGGAAAGTGGGTTTACACACCCGAACCAAATGCAACATCGAAAATCCACTAGAAAAAGCGATCTTGCCATCGACATCGTATATATTGAATAAAGTGTCCAAACTAAATGTACCCGTAATAAATAATACATGATGCTTTTGGGTTGCCGTCGTCTAAGTAAGACCATGCAACCCCGTCGTTTTCATCCCAAACATAGGCTGGCAGAGTGTTAAAAACGTCATCACTAGAAGGTAGGCAAGAAACACAAAACACACGATTAGCATTGCTTGGAACATCGTATTTAATGTGATGGATTACTCCAAGTAACGATGGGTTGTAAGCAACCTGTTGACGTCCAACCATCTTAAGATTGTTCTTTTTTGATAAAAAAATCTGCTTGCCATCTCTATCCCATACTTTTAAGCCTGTTGTCATAGACATACCTCACATAAAGAAACAGGGCGGTTGCCCACCCTGTTTTTAGCTAAATATCCCAAGCTCCACCGCCTTTCTGCCTTGCGCTTTATTGTACCAAACAATCAAGCCTTTAGAGTTTAGTTCTAAACTTGAACCATCGCCAAAAGTGTTGTTGAGCTCAAAACGCCCATCTTTAAACAGTCGCCAGCCTTGCCGCCCTGGCACATAGTTGTCAGACTGTATGCTATCGCTAATCTGCGCCATGGTGATGCTGGCATTGGCAATAAAAGCAGTGTTTATATAAGTGCCCGCGGGAATACGCACACCGTTGATCACCGTAGGCTGGGTGTAAGTCGCGAACGGCTTTTTACCGTCTCTTGGGCTCCCAACGTAAAAGCTGTCAGCATTTACACCAAACTGGCTAGTCACTCGACCGTTTTGTAGCTCACTCATGAGACCAAAACCGCTGATGACGCCGTTGTGCTCTATCTTTAGACCACGAATGGCAAGGACATTACCGACTTTTACGTTGATGTTTTGGACTTCGAGCTTATTAGGCAACCCTTCAAGACGATTATTCAGTTCACGATGTACACCTTCCCACTCGCTACTGACGATGGGGGTGGTGTAATTCGTCCTGCGGTCGCTATACACAATCTTAGTGCGCGTCCAGATGTACTTGCCGAATTGCCATGTTGGCGCTCTGTCTGTCCACGCACCGCCAGTCTGCCTAGTGCTGGAGCTAGACAAGTAGTACTGGGCTGTTACTGATGTAATCCCACGACCCGCTCTACCAGCTGGACCAGTTGCACCAGTTCTACCGGGCGCGCCGTCTTGACCGTCACGCCCATCACGACTGTACTTGCCGATCATCACAGGGTCTGTGTAGGACGGGCTACCGCTCGTGTAGGTTACCTTTTCGTAATTCCACAAGAACGGCTTAGCTGCATTGGTCTGTTGTACTGACGTTGTCCAACCATGCATACCACGGTGTACACCACTTGATGATACACTGGCAAGGTAGTACTCGGTGATTGACACAATACCACGTCCGTCTTGACCGGCTCTACCAGGTGCACCAGTAGCACCATCACGACCAGCTGGACCAGTAGCACCAGTTCTGCCGGGTGCACCGTCTTGACCGTCACGACCATCACGACCGTACTTACCGATCATCACAGGGTCTGTGTAGGACGGGCTACCGCTGGTGTAGGTTACCTTTTCGTAATTCCACAAGAACGGCTTAGCTGCATTGGTCTGTTGTACTGACGTTGTCCAACCATGCATACCACGGTGTACACCACTTGATGATACACTGGCAAGGTAGTACTCGGTGATTGACACAATACCACGTCCGTCTTGACCGGCTCTACCAGGTGCACCAGTAGCACCATCACGACCAGCTGGACCAGTAGCACCAGTTCTGCCGGGTGCACCGTCTTGACCGTCACGACCATCACGACCGTACTTACCGATCATCACAGGGTCTGTGTAGGACGGGCTACCGCTGGTGTAGGTTACCTTTTCGTAATTCCACAAGAACGGCTTGGCTGCATTGGTCTGTTGTACTGACGTTGTCCAACCATGCATACCACGGTGTACACCACTTGATGATACACTGGCAAGATAGTACTCGGTGATTGACACAATACCACGTCCGTCTTGACCTGCACGACCAGGTGCACCAGTAGCACCATCACGACCAGCTGGACCAGTTGCACCAGTTCTACCGGGCGCGCCGTCTTGACCGTCACGCCCATCACGACTGTACTTGCCGATCATCACAGGGTCTGTGTATGATGGGCTACCGCTCGTGTAGGTTACCTTTTCGTAATTCCACAAGAACGGCTTGGCTGCATTGGTCTGTTGTACTGACGTTGTCCAACCATGCATACCACGGTGTACACCACTTGATGATACACTGGCAAGGTAGTACTCGGTGATTGACACAATACCACGTCCGTCTTGACCTGCACGACCAGGTGCACCAGTAGCACCATCACGACCAGCTGGACCAGTTGCACCAGTTCTACCGGGCGCGCCGTCTTGACCGTCACGCCCATCACGACTGTACTTGCCGATCATCACAGGGTCTGTGTAGGACGGGCTACCGCTGGTGTAGGTTACCTTTTCGTAATTCCACAAGAACGGCTTAGCTGCATTGGTCTGTTGCACTGACGTTGTCCAACCATGCATACCACGGTGTACACCACTTGATGATACACTGGCAAGATAGTACTCGGTGATTGACACAATACCACGTCCGTCTTGACCTGCACGACCAGGTGCACCAGTAGCACCATCACGACCAGCTGGACCAGTTGCACCAGTTCTACCGGGCGCGCCGTCTTGACCGTCACGCCCATCACGACTGTACTTGCCGATCATCACAGGGTCTGTGTAGGACGGGCTACCGCTCGTGTAGGTTACCTTTTCGTAGTTCCACAAGAACGGCTTAGCTGCATTGGTCTGTTGCACTGATGTAGTCCAACCATGCATACCACGGTGTACACCGCTAGATGACACACTGGCAAGGTAGTACTCGGTGATTGACACAATACCACGTCCGTCTTGACCAGGTGCGCCATCACGACCGTCTTGACCTGCAATGCAAGTGCCTTGTTCGCTCGGGCGGTACTGCACTTCACCGCTCGATAAGGTCATCTTGGTGCGTGACCACATATAGCGACCAGCTCGCCATTGGGGGGCTTGACTTGACCATGTGCCACCATCTAGTGCGGTTCTGGATGTCGATAGATAATATTCGACTTCTAGTGTACGTGGCATGGTCTCAATCTTGTCGTTTATCTCGGTGGCAAGGTATTGCTGAACGTCGGACATATCTCGCTCTTGCATTTCTTGGACTCTCTGGAGATGGTCAAAGACGCTTTCCACCCTAAAGATGCGGTTGCTTTGCTCGGCAAGCGCTGATATGGGTGTCCTAAGCGCACGGTCTAGGTGGTTTTCGCTAATCTGACCGCTGATTAAGTCTAGCACTTTGGCGGCGTCCGCACTTGTCGTACCGCCCATCCAAGCCGTCCAGTCTGACACATTGCCCAGCTTATCCACAATCCGCGCACGGTAATACTGGGTCAAGTTGCCTTGTAACCCTGTGATTTCATGCTTATTCGTGGGATAAGCAAATGTGCCAAGCGTGCTAATGTTGGAGCGACCGTCTGGGCTGACCTCAATTTCGGTGTAGTTTGTGTCAGCACTATTTGCACCAAATCCCCAAGTCAAATTCATGCCAAATAGCACACCAGTTGCACGAATAAACGCAGGGCGGGTCGGTTTGCCGACTTTACCTTGAATTTGTGTCAAGGCTGAATGCGTAGCAAGGCTTGCCTGTCCAAAGGCAGAAATAGCCGTTACTCGTGCTTCGTATTGCCCTGCATAGACACCAGCAATTTCAATGGAGTTTGTGCCTGTTGGTGGCAGGGCTTGCCAGTTGCCGCTGTCTTTTCGCCATTCCACTTGATATTTGACCGCACCAGACACCTGCTCCCAGCCGATGACAAGGGTGGTCATGCTTACACCTTGATTGACCGTGTGATAGCTTGACAGATTGACCGACTTTGTGCGGGCTTGCACGGTCGGACTTACAACGCTAATCGGACGCTCGGGGGTGTACGCACCGTGGTCGATGGCATCGTATTTGACAGGGTTATACTGCACGGCAGTGATGGTAAAAGTGTGGTTATCGTCAGCCGTTACCGACAGCACACGAAATTTCATCGTTGCTAAATCGGTACTATCCAGCACCCAGACATTTTCCACGCCAATATCGCCAAAGGCTTTTGTTACCGTGATTTCGTCGCCACTGACTGAGCGGATTTGCCGTCTTTGGCTTGTGCCATCGTCGCCATTGATGACCAGCGTATCACCTGCTTTGGCAGTGATGGCACGGTCAAGTGTGATGACGGTTTTGGCTTTGTTAATCGCAAGCACACGACCGCCCGTGGCACGCCCTGCAAACAGCTCATCGCTGATTTCAATCACTTTGGCAGGGGCAGGGATAAGCCCATCAAGCCCAACTTTGAAGGTTACCATTCGTGTTTCAAGTTGCTCAGATTTTAACGCCCACAGTCCTGCACGCTGAGCTTGCCCACGAGAAGTACAGCCCCACGCAGCGATGTCCGCCACACGCACGCCAAACTTAGCAATCGCTGCTTCATCTCGGACATATTCGTATTCGGTCTTAAAATGGTTGGCAGGATTATCCCACGCCACCTTTGCCACGGTGCGGCGGTCACGAGAGCGTGTGCCTGTATATTCAAACACGCCATCGATGACATTGGCACGGCTGAACGAATAAATACTGTCTTGGGGAATGTCCGCATCTAGTACAATGCTGTTACCGTCCCAGTAGGAAATTGCCCGAAATACGCCAGCAAGCCTTGATAACAGCTCAAACGCACCGTCAGCCGACTGGATATAGACATTGACGGTAAAGCGTGGCTCAGTACCACCCATGCCATCATCAACCATCTCATCACAGTATTGGGCAAGGCGATACAAGCTCCATTTATCAATCATGCTGCCTGTTAGGCGACCACCCAGTCCGTAGCGTTCGGCGGTGCATAGGTCGTAATAGACCCACGCTGGATTATTTGAGTACGCCATCTTAAATTGTCCGTCCCACATACCTGTATAGGTGCGAGTAACGGTGTCGTAGTTCGTTGGTACTTTGATGATGAGACCACGACAACGAGCCGACATCTTGGCGATGCTACCAAAGCTTGACGCATCATAACGAAGCCCCAAAAGAGCGGTATTGGGATAACGAAGTTTTAAATCAATGACCTCTGTGATGGCTGACACATACATCTTATCAGAGACAAAATCACTGGTGCTGTTCGGTGTGATACGGCGAACACGCAGCTGCCAGCCTGTCCCAGCTTTTGGCAAATCAATACGGTGGCTTCGTTCATAAGCATCCGATGTTTTGGCATTGATGGATGTATTTAGGGCTTCGACCCAGCCACCGTTGTCGGTTTTGACATCGATGGCATAATCAATCTTTACGCCTGACACATCGCCATTTTCACGGTTTTGCGACCGCAAAGCCCCCCATTTTAGACGCACACGCAGAGCATCAAGATCAAGATTATTAAAGGCCTTGATGTAAGGCGTGCCGTGTTTTAGCTCGACATTTACCGCCGTTTCACTGGCGACATCAGGAAAGCCATCAATGTACTCTTGGTCGTTCGTGCCTGTGCGAAAATCCACTTTGACACTGGGAAAGTTAAACTCGCCATTGTCATTTTGCAGGGGTGTGCCCTCCAAATACACCGATTTATAGCTATTTGCCAAACCTGCCATCTCGCCTTCGCCCAAGCCATACATGATACTGATAAAAGTTTTGGACTGAGCAGAGTCTGGGGCGATGACAGGTTGTCTTTGTTTGCCTTGACCTTTTTTAGAGCCGTAGATTTGCATTGTTTTATCCTATAAATTTAAAAATACAATCACAACATATCTTCTGGTAGCTGACTGGCTGACATAATAAATCCGCCGATTTCTCGCTCGCCGTACAAAATCGGAATGGGATTGCCTTGTGCGACCGTCGTAACCGCACTGCCAAAGCCTTTGTTGGCTTTATTGCCGTCTTGGTTATTGTCCTGCGTATCTACCTTTGGCATGAGCATCTGAGAAATACCGCCTGCCATCAAGCCAATGCCCGCTCCAACCAATCCTGCACCGACCGCACCAGCACCCCCAAAGGTCATGCCAGTAACCACGACACCTGCCACGACCATGACTGCCCCAAGGACGGTTTCAAGTAAACCTGCTTTTTTTGAGCCTTCTACCACTGGCACAACACGGATAATCTTGGCGGTGTGGGTCATCTCAAGCTCGCTCTCGCCCACATTTTGCCTATCATGAAACACGGCAAAGCGTAGCCCTTGCCTATGGGCATTCATCATAAATTGTTCAAAGCCAGCCAACTGCACGCACAAAGCACGCATGGCTTCTTTTGTACTGTCCACTGCCAAGTTAAAAGATTTGCCGAATTTTTTGGCTAAGATGCCGTGTAAATAGATGGTTTTCATGGCTGAATTTTCCCCAATAAAAAACCGCCCATGATGAATCATGAGCGGTTAAAAATCTGTTATTTTGCACAACAAAAAAGCCAAATAACCCATACATTTTTTAACATTTTTGCAAAAAAAGTGTATAAATTACTTGACTTTTAATGTAGTATTTACTATAATATGACACATCAAGCAAGGGTTGCTTGATTGGTAAGATGGTAGCCATCGTTACCATCATAACAAGGAGTAAAACGATGAAAACGACCCTTGAAATCCTCGTAATCATCGCTCTGCTGTTGCTAAGCTATCCAGCTTACTAACAGTAAAAGCCTAAAGCGAGTACCAGTCGCCAAGGCAGGTTAGGTGGAAACGCCTAGCCACTCCTTACCTATTATCATAAGATAATTTAAAACAAAGGTCAAGCATCATGCCTAAAATTGTCAAAACTCCAAAAACCAAAGCTCAAATCCAAGCTGACTCTGATGCCAAACGTGGCGTAAAGGTGGCAAGCTATAAATTCCCCACAGAATTTATTGACGAGCTGACCGTTTTATCTGAAAAAACAGGACTTTCACGCTCTGCCATTATCATGCAAGCTGTCAAAGCGTGGGGGCAGACTTTATGAGCGAATGATGACGCACAACAAGCACCGTCCTATCCGCCCACCCCTTGCCATAAATCTCACGCACCGACTGCCGTCCGTAGGGGTGGTGCAGGATTAGGGTGTTGCCCACGCAAGGCGGTGTTGTTTCGCTTTTTAATGTGCTGTTGTCGCCCAGCCAAATCACAGCGTGGTTAATGTGATGCGTACGCCCAACACGGCACAGTAGCACATCGCCGTATTGCAGGTTGTCTTTGTTCACCTCCACAAAGCCTGCTTTTTCAAAGTTCTGCTCATACAATGGGGCGTGATTGGGGTCTTCCCACCAAGCGTCTGTGCGGTCAAAATCAGGCAATTCAATCTTAAACTCACGGCGATAAAAATCACGGACAATGGCATAACAATCCTGCACCCCGTGGATGTAATTTCGCCCCAAAAGTGGCGGTTTATACCCGCACGGCTCATATACGCCAAATGACGGCTCATCGCCGTATTCTTGCTTGGACACCGCCACGATGACCCACGGCACACCGTGTAGTTCAATCTGTAATTTATCCAGATCAGACGGCAACACGCCGCCGTCAGGGTGGCTATGGACAATCGCCCGTATCTCGCCCATGCTTTCGGCACGGGCAAAATCTTTGGGGCAAAGGATAAATTGCTCATTGTCATGGGCGGTGTTGGTGCAGGCAATGTATTTGTTATCCACAATCACGCCACAGCACTCGGCAGGATAGCAGTCAAAGGCGTGGGCGATGATGTCGGATTTTAACGATTTAGTGAGTCTCATTTTATGTTCCTATCGCTATGAGCCAATCAAACTACTGGCAGGACAGCCACCAAAGGGCAAGGGCTTGTTCTTACCAAATCGGCACACGCACGATTTCATGCGACCGCCGCATTTATCCAAAAGGGGGTTGTCAGTAGGGTTGTCGTGTTCATCAAACATGGCCACACCTGTATAGCCGCATTCTTCGCCGCGATACTTACCCACAACCTCCCAGTGACAATAATTGGTAATCTCTCTGACTGGGATTTTTAAGCCCTCTAAATCAGTGGGGTTGGACAGCTCAAAGGTAACGAGCTTTGCGTTTTCTGATGTTTTTTGTTCAACGAACCAAATTTGCTCTTTACATTCATCGCTTGCCGTAGGGTTGCCACCGTCAAAATTAACCGCATCTAGGTATTTGGCAAGGGTGGTGGTGACGGTAAGTTTGGCATGGGCAAAATCGCTAAACTGCAAGCAATACGCCGACACCGCACCTTGTACCCCTGCGATGTTATTGGCAAGGGTCAGCGTGGGGGTGCTTGCCTTACCGTCCGACCGCATTTCAAGCCCTGTAACAGACAGGGCTTGTGGGTTGTACTCTTTGCCACGAAAGAAAATCACACCATCGTTTTTGTCATGATTATGTCCGTGAAAGCGTAAAATGCCTGCTCCAAGTTTACTTGCGTCCAACTCAAAGAGTGTTACCACGCCATCGACGGATAATTTTTGAAAGTCGCTGTTTAATGGCATAAGCCCTCCAAATAAAAGACGGAAAAAGGGTTGGTTTTTCCGTCTTTGCTTGTGTTATGCTTCTTCGTCTGTCACTTCATCTTCTACGCCATCATCGCCAAGGCCATCTCCCACTTCATCAATTCGTGGCGATGTGGCAAGCTCAATTTTGTAAGTCTCGTCATCATAGGCAATGACAAGCTTATCGATGGTCATTTTGTGCGTAGCCTGGGCGTAGCTGATGGTAGAGCTAAACCAAGTCAAAAGGTTTGCTTCAGGCAAGCTAGTTCGGTTGCCCTTGCCTTTGGATTTGTTCGTTGTGATTTCATAGCCGTCAGTGGCTGAATAGTCCAGACTGATGGATTGGATATCATCCGCACGGTCATATGACAGATAATGTCTTTGGTGGACAAATTGACTTAGTAAGTCAAGTTCAAGATGAGTTAGGGTTTTCATAATTGACTCCAAATAAAAAGCCCTTGATGATCAAGGGCGTGGTTGATGTGAACGACATGGATGTCGTCGGGTTAAAATACTTGTTCAAATTTAAGTGAGATTTGCCAGAAATTGCCTTTGCGTTGGGTAACTTCATATTCTTGGCAGACATACTTGGCGGTGTTGCCGTATGGGTCTGTCCAGATAAAAGGGCGAATGCCACCATGCTCATCGAGAAAGTCTTTGATGGGTTTGATGACACTTGCCCAGTCGCCTGTCTTAGTACCACTCCAATCGGTACGGCGGTTGTTAATGCCAAAGCTGACCCGTTGGGCATAGCCATCACCAAATTGGGTCTTGGTGACATTGTGATGGGTGCTGGCAGATGCTCCCATGTTCATCTTCCAAGTAAAAGTTTTCAGGCTCATTTCATCCCCTTATCGTCCATTTTTGACGAAGTTATAAATGGAGCGACCTTGTCGCATCTCGCCTTGAATAAGTGCGAGCATACCTGCTTTAAAGGCTTGCCCCATTTGGTTTTGAGTATCATCTTTAACATCATGCGAGCCGTCTGTGTTGATTGTGATGTGCTGGTTAATGACGACTTGTCCGCCGCCGCCCTGCAAACGATTGAGTGTATTATCCAGTGCTTTGGCGGTGTGTCGTGGCAGTACTCGCTCGCCTTTTTCCAAGTTCCAAGTTCCGGATTTTGGCACGCTCATGATGCCGTCATGGGCTTGACCCACAGGCATGACCACCGATTTAATCGCACTGACGATTTTTGCTCCATGGCTTGCTGCCAACGCCATGTCAGGTAAGCCTACAGGGAAGCCCTTGGCTAAGCCTTGTGAGATGGCTTGTTGCATGGCAATGCCTGCTTGGGCGATGGCAAAGCCTTGTTGCATGGCAAACATCGCTCGATACACTTTCGACTGCTTGCCCAGTCCGTCTTTGGCGATATCGGCCAGTGAGCCAAACAGGCTTTCAGATTGGGTGAGTATGAGCTTGTTTTTGGCTTGGGCATAATGCTCATTTACCTCTGCTCGTGCTTGTTCGCCTTGCTTGGTGATGCGTGTCAAGGCTTCTTCGTTGTCTTTGTACAGCTCTTCTTGCTGATCCAAAAAACCCTTAATCATATCAAGTCTGCTTTGATGCTCTGATTCTAGTTGCTCAATAGCATTCATCGGTACGCTTGGCAGATCAAGGGCTTGTTTGAGTACGCCAAAGCTGGCATCGAGCGGGTCGACGGGGCTTGTCATTTGCGGCATACTCTGCATGAGCTTGTGCTGCTTGGCGATGACATCAAGCTGGTTTTGCAAGGTGGTAAGTTTTTTGCTCTCTTCATCTTGCAAAGCATCCAAAACGTTATTATAGGCGATTTGCGTAGCTAGTTTTTGCCTATTGAGTTTCACTTGATTGGCTTGCCATTCGATCTGAGAATATGCAGATTTATCCTCAAATTCTCTTAAGTTGGCATGCTTATCTAGCGTTGCTTGATACTCTTGCTCAAACTCGATAAGCTGCTTGGTAAGATCGCCTTGAGCGCTAATAACCGACATTTGATTATTAATATCATTGATTACTTTGCCTGATGCATGGGCAAACTCATGCCAGTCGGCTAGGGCTAGTTGATCCAACGCAAAACCAAGGGCGCCTACATTTTTGATGACTCGGTTATTATTCTCATCAAAAGATATAACCTCATCTTTTAGCAATGAGAACTTATGGCGAGAGTCATCCAAGTGTCCCAAAAGCTCATTGAATTTACCTTCATTGCCAAGCGCCATGCTGGCGTTGGTACTTTCATGTGCTAGCCTATAAAGCTCATCGTTGATTATATCAACATCCATCGCTTTAGCTTCTTTGCGGATTTGGGCTTTGAGATCATCAGTTAGTACTCTAAACTTACCATGCTCGATCTCAAAATTCACCTTATCAATCTCAAGATTTAAAGGGTGTGCCATCTCATAGCGTAGCTTTTGCCATGATAGGTATTGCTCTTTGATGGCATCGGTCAAAGACTCTTGGGCGTCTTTGTTTTTCTTGGCTTTATCGGCAGCGTCTTTGTTGGCTTTGCCATTTTTGCCCGCAGCCTTGGCGGCAGCATCAGCCGCCTTTGCCCCTTGACCAAGTGAGTTATTTAGGCTGTCTTGGGCGGCTTTGTTTTTTGCCATCACCTTGTCATGAGCTGCCAAAACCCTTCCTTCAAAATTTGGGTTCATGCTTGCCATATTATCAGATAGCGACAGCGGTATGACAGTCTGCGGTCGCTGAGCGGGGGTGTAATCGCCCACTTCGATACTGATGTTGGGAATGGATATGCCCACAGAGCCTGCCACACTTCTGGCAGCATCAAGCATTCCTGTAACTTTGGAGGCGGCATTTTTTAGGACGCTATTAACAAATCGACCAACAGCATCAAATGCGGCATAAAAACCGTTTTGAATGTCTCGCCAAAATGCTACAAAGTGCTGATAAGCGGTCTTGACCGCACCGCCTGTAAACATCACAAAGCGGTCAAGCACACGAGCGATGATTTGCAATACGCCAACAAAACCGCCACGAGTACCTGCAAATAAATCACCAAAATAGTTTGAGACCATGCTCGTGGATTTGTCGCCATCAGACACAAAGCTGTTAAAAAAATCCAGCGTAACATTGCCAAGCCATTTAAATCCTTTAATGCCAGCATCGACCATCTGCCCCAGCAATTCACCCAGCACGGCCACCGCATCGGACAAACTCTCCATCGCCTTTTGTAGTCCCATCGTACGGACGATGACGGCTGAGATGACGGCGGCAATCGTCATGATGGGGTGGGCTAGGATAATGCGACCAACAGCGGCAAAGGCGGTGCCAATACGATTGACCGCACCAGCAGCAAGGGTGGCTGTCCCAACAAAAGCTCGTTTGGCAACGGTGCTGGTAACAATTGCACGAGTGTAGCCAGCCAAGCCTATCGTTCCTGCCTTAATCGCTGCACCAAATCCCACCACGCCGCTGACAGCGGAGCGTGTAATGTTAATAAAGGCACTCTTTGCTCCATTGATTGTCAAAAGACTTCTGGTGTAGCTGGCAGCTGAACCAATATTGGCAATCGTCGTCTGAGCAAATCTGGTCACCGCAGCACTGGCACGAGTGATGGTTGATGCGGTAACATTCTTGATATTGGCAAGACTAAGATTTGTCTTAATATAGGCCATCAAAGTAAGTTGCACACCTGCCAATCTTGCCCGAAAGCCATCAATCGCCATCGTCGCACGAGCCACACCACCAACCATCGCTGAGCCGATTGTTTCGGCAAATCGGGCGGTGGTAGCAGTAGCGGCTGCCATGCTTTGGGTGTAGGCTTGGGCAGAGTAAGCATTTGCAATGAAAGATTTTGCATTACTTAAAGTGGAAATTGTTGCGGTTTTTATTGCAGTGGTTAGGCTGGTTGCTTCCAATTTGGTCATCAAAAACCCATGAGCCATTTTGACCCCAATCGCAGTCGCTGCCACCCCAGCAATCGTTGCAATGGTTTTTAGGTTTTGCCCAACCCAAGTAAGCACATCAGAGATCGCCCCTGCGATACCTGTGGTCTCATTGATGATGTCATGCACCAAATGGCCAAAGTTGTCTTTGATGACTTGCCAGCCTTGCGACATGGTAAAGTTGGTTTTGCCCATCATCTCTTCAAGAGCCTGTGTCGAACCTGATACAGCTTCATAGACCACATCGGCGGTGATTTTGCCTTCTTTGGCCAGGTCTCTTAGGGCAGCTGTCGCCACACCCATTCGCTTGGCAATCAGTTCCATCAAGATGGGGGCTTGCTCGGCAACAGAATTAAATTCATCACCACGCAACGCCCCAGAACCTAACGCTTGACCCAGCTGGGTAAGGGCGGCAGCTTGAGCCTGTGCCGAACCACCGCCCAGATTCATTGCCATTGTCATATTTCGGGTAAAATCAATCACATTTTGCTGTGATTTGCCCAGCTGTGATAAGGCACGCTGGCTACTGGAATATAAATCCACAACACCTTCAAAGCTAGACCGCTGCTCATTGGCGATATTGCGTAGCTGTCGTTGTACAGCGTTAAACTGCTCACTGCCATCGGTGGCGAGCTTAACTTTACTTGCCAAAGATTGCATCTTATCGGCAGCTGCAGCGATGGTGGTTAATGTGCCAGCCCCAATGAGCGTACCTGCGTTGATTTTATTCAAGGCTTTTTGGGCAAAACCTGCAAAACCTTTTAATTCTTTTTCGGCTTGCTTGGTGGCTTTTTGGATATTACGGCTAAAATTAACCGTATTTGCACCAAGTACAATGTTAATTGCCAATGCCATAATATTTCCTTTGGGTAATAAAAAAACCCTGCCAAGGCAGGGTTAAGAAAAGTTGTGATTAATTGTAAAATACATCTATATCAATCGGTGTACTACAAGCGATGGGGTAGCAGTCTTGCATTCGTTTTAATGCTTTGTCATCTGCCTTGAGCGTTAAAAAACGCCCATCTTTTAACAATACACCCACATAGTGCCAAATTTGTTGTTTGACATCTGTACCGCCCACCGCAATTGTCGCGCCAATCCCAAGCAGCGGATTAACGCCCATCAGTATTGCACCAGCACCCATTGCGGTAAGATTGCGTTTGGTGCGTGCAAAGTCATTATCTCCATAATCACTTTGTAGCAATGCCATGCCTAAAATATCATCAGTTGGTATTTTAATCGTTTTACCCCAAAATTTAGGCAACAAAGCGATGCCTGTGTCTGTTAATGAGACAAAGACATGCTCTGGAAAGCCTTTGGTGTAAAACAACTTGCAATTCATTGTAAGAAAATTCAAAAAATAGATGCCTTAATTATACCCACTTTTGATTTTCTTGCAAGTCTGCAGTTAAATTAAGTAAGGTGGAATTTTCCCATTCTGTAATCCTGCAATCCGTAGGAAGCTTCATCCTATTACTTTTTTTGATATTTGGCAAACATCGCCATCAGTGCCTTAGCATCTTTTTGGGCTTGTCGCTCTGCTTGATACTGCTCGTACTCTTCACGCATCTCATCGTTCATGGGGTTTGGGTCGATGGGCAGAAAGTCTGTGATGGTGTTGTCATCATTGCCCAATTTGGCATACAAAAGATGGGCGGTTTGAATGTCTTGGCGATACCCACCAAAGGGGTCTAGGCGGTCGTAGGCTTGCCAGCAGATAAGCTCTTCATAAGATAAGCTGTGTTCAAGCTCGCCTACCGTCCGCCCCAGTGCCAATGCCAATTTAAACAAAAACCGACGATGAGCGTCGGCTATGAGTTTTTTTCTGCCATCTCCACCGTGCCAAAGTTGACTCGGCTGACCGCCTCAACGATGTGTCCGACAGTCTTTGAGTCCAATGCTTCAATGTCTTTGGCATCAGCATCCTCAAACAGACGCTCACCTTTTTCATCGCACACGCCATACAGCACCAATGCCACAGCAGCCGCTGTTTGGTCGTCTGCCAATTTGGCAAGCTTGCTTTGCTCGGCGACGCTGATGCGACGAATGAATAATGGCTCATCAATGCCATCAATGCTGACCTGCGTTGGCTTGCTTAGGGATTTGATTTGATTAAGTAAAGTAGATTTTTTCATTGGGTTTTCCTTTTTGTATGAATGCACTGTTTGAGTTAGCCGATTTTGCCGACATCGCCTGTGATGGAGATGGTGCCTGTTTTACGCAGTTTTTTCTTGGTGTCTTCGTTGTCTAGGGTAAGCTTGGAGATGATGCCTTTAAACTTTCGTCCCTCGCTGGTGGCTTTAACAAACTCAAGCTTAAAATTAAGCTCTGCCCCTGACTCAAAAGCGGTGTTGATGATTTTTTGTCCTTCGTCGTTGGGTTCGTGGACAAATTCAAACTCAATCTCCGACTCCTCTTTAAAATCCACCACCGCTTTGACGGTACGCTTATCATCTGTAGCAGTAACTTCATCCATCACCTTTTCTTCGGTGGGGACGGCACATTTTTGCAGATGCTCGACTTTTTTGAAATCATCTTCGGTGGTTGATACAGACAGGGTATAAAAGCTGTCAAGTAGATTGGCGACATTTTTAGCCATATATTACTCCTCGTTTGGCTGATTGGGTTTGGTTTGGTGGTTAAAAAATACATCGATGCTGGCACGATACAAGCCCTCATCGACACTAAAATGAGTGCCGTCATGTTCACTCATCGGTAATTGGTCAAATTTATCCAAAACCTGACCATACAACACCAAAAGCCCATCATAATCATCATGATAAACATCAATCTGCACACGCACCCGCTCATGATGGGTGATGCCGTCTAGGGTAGTGATGGGCAGTGTTGAGATGATTTGGTAGATGATATAAGGTGGCATGTCGTCTGCCGTCTCTGGGATCAGATGCGGATAGACTTGTCCTGCCACCAAAGGCGATAGGGCGGTGTAGAGTAAAGTACTTGCGTTCATGGGTTCAAACTTTTTAAAAAAACTTACTTGAATTTATCAATCCGTTCGCCCAATTTCTTTTTAAATCGCTCCACCGCTTCGTCTTTGTTGTGATCAAAGGCAGGGCGGAGAAAGGGTGTGGCTGGCATTTTTTTGGTACCACGCTCTACCATGTGCCAATAAAAGGCAGTTTCGCCTGTTTTGCCTTTTAGGTGGATGCCAATACCGACGGCGGCACGATGGCGTTCACGGCTGTTTTTGGTCAGGCGTTGCCGACGGATGGACTTTTTGAGTAGTCCTGCTTGCTGCATGACATAGCGACCCTCGCCACGCTTGGCACGCTTAGACTTGCCCTTTCTGGCTTTGCCGTTTTTGGTAAAAACGGTGGTTTTCTCACCTTGCCCACTTGACATATAGCGTCGGTAGGCAGCTTCGGTGGCAGGGGCACGAGCTTTGGCTTCTTTGACAATGGGATTGGTGGCGAAATTGAGTGCTTGATACATCGCACGCCCACGCAAATCCTCATTCAGCTCACCCAATGCCCGATCCAGCTCTTTTAACCCTTCAACTTTTACTGTGGCTTTCATGTCACACCTCTCAACATAAGCGTCAGATACTCACGCCCCGTGCCATTATCCGCCAGTGGTTCGCCCACAATCTCATACATTCGCCCAGCATGCTGCACACGCATGGTGCCATCAATGTCTGTGCGATGGCGAATGGTGGCTCGTGCGGTGATGTTGACTTGCTCGGCTTGCCCTCTGATGATGTCTTTGACGGATAAGGGGGTAAATTGCCCCCATAGAGTCAAAATATGCTCCCATTGGCTGACTTTTCCTGCCCCTGTCAAAGATGAACGGCTGGCGGTAGGGCGGTAGAATGTGAGGCGGTGCCGGAGTGGCGTGGCTTTCATTTTTGTGTCCTTAAAAAGTCGGTGTACGATACGGAGCCAACAGCTGACGCACTGCTGACGGTAGATAGTTGCCATGATTTGCCCCATTTTCGCTATTGCGATTGTCATCAAGATAACCCACCATCAAAAGCGTGGCGACTTTGAGACTCGGTAACATCTCGTCTGCAATCTCATCTGTGATGTAGTTTTTTACGGCATTTTCGGCACTTTGCAGATAGATGATCAAAATCTCATCATTTGTATCATCGTCATAGCGTAAATGATGTTTGACTTCGTCAAGAGTGGCAAAGTCGCTCATTGTGCCTCCTTGTCAATTTGGGCATACACTCGGTAGCGTGGTTTGGCTGTCTTTTGTGGCGTTGGTTCGGTTTTGGGCGTATTGCCAAAAGGATTGTCGCTGTTGTCTCGTTTCGCCAGTGCAGATAGACTGTAATTTTGCTGTTGCATGAGTGGCGACTCACCACCGACCACAGGTGGCAAGCCCAATGTGGCACGAGCTTCATTCGGGCTAAAAATACCGCTCAGCGTGCCTTCTTTTAAGTACATGATTTGGCTGGTGCTATCCATTCGGATAAGGGGCGACAAATCCGCCTCACATTCCACGCCTTTTTCAAGGTCAAGATGCTCATCAAGCAAGTTTTCAATCGCTTCAATGTAATGTTGCAAGCAGTCAGAATAATAGATCTCGCTCAAGTCTGATGGCTTTTGGCCTGCTTTTAAATCTCCCATGCCGACTTTAAATGGTGGCACATGAAACACCGAGCAGACCGTCTCACCGCTCATTTTAAGCTGTTCTAGGGCTTGACTGTCGGACGCACTCATGGCAATCGGTTCATATTTTGCCCCAGAACCAAGGACGGCAATGCCGCCACGATTAACGCCTGTGTAGCTTTTTTGCCAGTCTGATTTGACTTTGTCCGCCTTTTCTCGGTTGATGTCGCTTGGCACGGACAAAATCCCGCTTGGGCGAGAATTATTACCAAACAGCGTGCGAGATTGGTTTTGGATTGACAGCCCAAGCCCCACACTCACGCCACAAGCCGTCAAGGGCGATAAGCCGACAAGGGGGTGGTATAGGCAGTTGTAGCGATCGTGAATGATTTCGGACGCTGGTACGGTGGTGTCAGTTAATCCGTACAGTTTATCCGTGCTGATCTGATAAAACACTTCGCCATTGTCCGAAACAAGCACCTTGACACGGTCGGGATTTAGCACCCACAGCTGCCAGACTTCACCGAAAATGTCTCTTTGCTTCAAGATATACGCATTGCCACGAAGCAGCTTGGAGCTGACCCAGCTTTCGATGAATTGCTGCCAAGTTTGGTGCTTGTTCGGACGGTGCAGGATTGCTTGGCTGCGTGATTTGGCAGGCAAAAGCACGCCGTCTTGTACCGACTTTGTGCGAATGCGTAATTTGCCAACGTCGGCAGCAATCAAGCTTACACACGCAAACACCGCATGAAAACTGGTTAAGTCGGTGCGTTTTAGTTCATCGTTTTTTTGCCACGCCCCTGTGTAGGGTTCATTGATGATGGGTAGCCAGTCGTTACTGCCATTTTGCACGCCCAAAAGTGATTTTTTTTTAAAAAAGTCAAACAGGCTCATCGGTTAGGTCCAATTCTTGCGTTTTGTTGGTCTTTTTGGTGGTTTTGGGTTTTTTGTTGCCCGCAGGCTCGGCAATGCCAAGAAGGATTAATACACGGGCTTGACTGTCTTCTACTTCGTGAATTTCGCCAGTCGCCCCAAGCGGTGCATCTTTTAAGTATTTGATTTGCATTTTTTTCCCCTTGATTAGCTGTTTTTGTTATGAATAAACAGCTTATCCATAACAAAAACAGCCCATTTTTGGACTGTTTTTATAGGTTTGGTGTAGGGTGGGCTTAGCCTGTGTACTTGATGTAGCCGACCGCTTTCGCATTGCGTTTTTTCCAACGAATAAATCGCTCGGCACGGATAGCGTTTAGGTTGTTCTGAAATAAATTGACAAGCTTTGGCTCGTCTTCCGTACCCATGTTAATTGTGGCTTCGCCCGACACACTAAAATCCACACCGCCATCATCAGCAAGCAAAATCTCGCTCGGTACAATCAGCACAATTTTGTCGGTCAAATTGCCCGATGTGTACACAGGGAGTCCCTTGAATGAGCGATTACCTGTTAAGCTCATACCCTCAAAGAAAGGACGCCCCAAGGGATCTCTCATGCCCGACAGTTGCATTGCTCGAGTCTCACTCATTGCCCAAACTGCCCCTTCAAGCGTCAGTCCTTCATCGACCATTTGGCCGATTAGCGTATTGGTGTCGGCATCTACCTTGTCTGATGCCGTGCCTGTGGCGGTAACCTCTGACACGCCATTTAGCACCGATGCAGGAGATTCTGCACTTTCGGCTTTCTCAGGGTTGAAAAACTGCTCATCAATAAATTGGGCGACGGTCGCCACCAAATCATCACGCACAAGCATATCAGCCTTAGGATTTGAAAAACGAATCATCTCATCCGACAGTAGTACAATCCCAGCAAGCTTGGCAAATCCTAGGGTCATTGAGCCAAATTGCGGGTTACCCACAGGCTTCATCTTGCCTTCGCCTACCCAGCCGACACTACCGCCAGCGGTTTGGGTGGGGATTTTTACATTAAAAGGCACTTGTCGCATTTGGGCGGCGATTTTGTCTACCACCGTTTTTTTACGCACCAATTCGATGAACTCGCCTGTCAAGTTGGCATAATCCACAAGCTCCTTGCCAAAATTGGTCTCGGTGGTTGTGCCGATGACTGCCTTTTGTGTGGCGGCATTGATGACGCTTTCTGGGGCATTCCAGCCTTGCAGGACTTCACGAGTAGTAATGCCACCTTTGGACTTGGTGGCAATGGCGGACGCCTTGACCAGCAAAGAAAAGCCAACACCCTTAGGCAAATTAGATTCTACTTTTACGCTTTTGGCATCCTGTGGAATGGGTTCGCCAGTCGCCGATGCGGTCGCTTGCTCTGGGTTTTCACCACTAATTTCGGTCGGATTTGGGGCGGTTTCTACTGATTTAATCAGCTTTTGCAGACGCTGGGCATTCTTTTCTAGGCGGTCGATGTCGGTTTCCAGTGCTTTGATGGTGGCTTCGTCATCATCGCTTGGGGTATGACCGCTGACGACTGATTTTGTCATAATATCGCCGATCTGGGCGTGCTTTGCCTTGATGGTGGCGTTGATTTGGGCAAGTTGTGCTTGGTAGTTCATAAAATTTTCACTCCATTTGGGTTTAGAGAGTTTGATAAAATTAAAGCAACGCCGCCATTGGGCGAGTTGCTTTTTTGGGTGGGTTTGGGTTGTAGATTTGGGCTGATGGGGTTAATAATTGGCTCAGGTGCGTCAAGCGGTGGCAGATTTTGCCGATCAAAGGCGGATTTAATCTGTTTTACGCTGGTAATCACCGCGTCGCTATTGGCTGGGACGGTAACCACTGACAGCTCATAGAACTCCCACTCTTTGATGTGCAATCCCCAAGAATTCTCAAGGTAGTTGTAGTCTTTAATTTTGAATCCGACAGATAGGCACTTAACCAGTCCAGACTTGATAGATTGCCACGCCTCGTCAATGCGTTCTTTTAATTTGCCGTCATCAGCGATTTTGGCAATTTTGGCGACAATCTCAATGCCCTTATCTGTCACCGTGGCTTGGATAACTTCGCCAATGGGCTGATTGTGATTGTGTTGCCACAGTAACGGTATCGGCAGGGCAAACTTCGCCCCTGTCGGCTCTAAAATATCATCGTCTCTATCGGTGCTTGGGGTGGTGGCAATGCCTGTGATAATACGCTCATCATCGGTGTCTGTTACCGATTTGATTTGTAGGGTGGAATAGGCTTTGGTCATATCTTCTCTCTTTAAAAATAAACCCCCACATCATCCTCGCTCTTGGGCGGTTGTGGGTTTTGGCTCATCAAGGCGACGGCGTTAAGCATTGCGATGACGGGGTCAATCTTGCCGTTACCGCTTTCTGACTTGGTCATCATCACCCCCGATCCGCTGGTCTTAACCCTGGCGTTGCCAACGCACCATGTCATTAGAGGCTGGTTGGCGTGCGACAGGTCGCCACTGGCGATTTTACGCTCACAAGTCTTTTGGTAGCCACCTAGTCGCCAACCTTGTTGCACGGCGATGATCTTATCTTCTGGTATGCCTGCTGATGTTAAGCTGATGATGATGTCCTCTGCGCCCGCTCTGTCCAGTCCGATTTTATCCAACTTACCGCTGTCGTACAGTCGGCGGGCGATGTCCGCAAACTCCGCCACATCATCACCGACATCACTAACAATGACCAGATCGCCATCGGCTTCGAAGTCGCGATAACGTGGCTCGTCCTGCTTGCGACGCTCCAGGGCAATCGGATGACACCAAGCGCGTGCCCATACCCACCATTGTTTAACCTCATGTCGGGCATTGTTGTCATCGGTATAGATATACTTTGGTGTGGGCAGTCGTCCGACCACAGCGCAGCCAAGCAAGTCATCAAGACCGCCGCCATCACCGCCCATGGTGATGACTTCTGACTTAGCGATGAGCTCATCAAGCGTGAATTTAGCACCGGCACTATCCCAAAACTCAGCGGCAGCCCATCGGTTGGCACGCAGTGAAATGCCAATCTCTACGTTAAGATGCTTGGCAAGCGCCGTCTGCAGGCTGTTCTTGTCGTGTGACTCTTTGGCGCGTCGTATCGTATCGCTTAGATACTCCATATCGACACTTGCGCCAAGGTTGGGGTTGGTGATGTACCAGTTCTCAGGCTTCATATACTCACCCGACTCAATGTAATGCTTCGGGAACTCATAAATAACTGGCAAAAACCGTGGGTCGTGTATCAAGCCGTCGCGAACAGAACGCGCATAATCTAACTTGTCCTTGAATACACCGGCTGGCGTCTCATCAGACATGGTGGACAGATAAATAACAAAGCCTTCCATGCGACTCGCTAGGCCGCCTGTGGCTTCTTGAATCATGCTTGCCGCGCCTGAGCGCTTACCGAATACCCAAAGCTCATCAATAAGCACATAAGTTGCCTTGATACCTGCCAAGCTGTCAGATTCGGCCGCGATGACCTTTAGTGTTGCATTGGTGGTTCTGTGCGTAATAGTCTTCGTGTGTGGAGACACATTGAACAGCGATGACAACTCTCTATCCGCTCGAATCATGTCGTGAATCGGATTGAATGAGTTGTTGGCAACCTCCTTGGTCGGTGCGATGATGACCAGTTCACATGATGAGCGTTCGTTGAGTATCAGCGCAGTTAGCATGATGCCGGCCGCCAAAGTGGACTTGGTGTTCTTTTTGCTGATCAGAAGAAAAAATTCTTTGATGAGTCGTTTTTTGGTGTGTTTGCTATAAGCACCGAAAATGACTGACACAAAGTCATATACCCATTGCTTAGTAACCTCACCAATTTTCGGCGATCCCAGAACATCAACCAGCGCTAGCTCCTTAAATACGCGCAGGGCGATGTCTGACATAGCACCAAATAGCGGGGCGCATGGCGTCATGCTTTCGCCCTTAACAATGCGTTCTTCCCAGTCAGGTAGGGCGGTTGTCCAATGTGGCGTCTGAATAGTTGTTGTCATGTTCGATACGCTCAATCAACTCATCCAAAAGGCTCAAAACACGGTCATAATCAGGCCTAAATACACGATTTTCACAAAGCGCTAAAAGTATGTCTTTGACCGCACCGTCTTTAAACTCAATCACTCGCCCGATGAAGGCAAGCGCACGAAAATTTAATTTTTCATTATTGATTGACGCTCGCGCAAAATAAAAACGCGCTTTCTGATAGTCAGTAAGCGCGTCACCTTTGAGTCCGGCTCTGTGTATGTACTTATATGCATTACCCAGGCAAAACGGCAAGCACTCAGCGATGTCAATACACTCAATCCCAGACTTACAAGACGTGTAATGCGCTGGATGATTAACGATGTCATTGTGTTGGGTCATTGATAATCCTTTGAGATTCTTTCGGGATATGACGAAATTCGGCGATAAACTCATCATAATGTGCGAGCTGATATTCGCCATCTATCTTGATATATACCATGCCATGCTCATCAGCCGGATAATCTAGCTCGGCTACCTTGCCGTCTGCGCGCATGTACTTCATTGATACATCTCTGACAGCATATCGCCTTGGTTTGACAGTGTGGCAAAGCGGCCAGATTTGGAGCGCTCAGTGGCGATGTCGATTTCGCCTTCTTTTTTGCCGATCGGGGCGACTTTCGCCTCCGTGTACGGCAGCAATGCAATCGCCGCGCTGATTTTTTCTTTAGGGGTGTAGATGCCAGATGCATCATTAAACACTGACTTTAGGTATTCAAGCGGTGTTTCGTGTCGCTCTGCTGCTAGTGTGCGATTAACTGCTGGCGCCTGCACGGTCTTTAGCTTTTCGATGTGGGCTTGGACGTTGGGGCGCTTTGCCATGTCGGTCACGAACTTGCGTGCGGCATCGTGTGTCTTGCATCCAGCGTCAATCGCTGCTGTGTGATAGTCCAGTCCGCTCGCCACAAGCTGAGCGTACCGAGCCTGTTTAGGGGTTAGGGACATGGGAATTACCTTGTATAATGTAAAGTTATGTAACCTATGTTACATGGAGAAAATGGGAGATTTTTTCCAAACTGAAAAATTTTTTATGAATGGGTTAGGGGTCGGTGTCCGTAGGTTCGCCACCGAAAATTTTTAGATACCCCCCGGTCTGCCTTGGCTCTCGCGATGAGTTTTTTTGGCGTGGCAGGATTTGCATAATGTCTGCAAGTTGCTTGGGTCGTCAGTACCGCCATTGGCGATATTGACGATGTGGTCCAGCTCTAGATCGCCGCCAACACGTCCACAGCATCGGCAGGTATATTGGTCACGCAATAAGATACTGTCTCTAAGTCTGCGCCAAGGTCGTCCGCCACGACCACGTCCCCAATTCGCCTTGGGAGTGTGAGTCTGTGTCGGCTTGAGTCGTGGCTGTAGGGTTCTTAGTTTCATAGTTGGGCAATAAAAAAAAGCCCACGATTGCATCAATCATGGACGTATGGAAAAAAAATAAAGCGCCTAAAGTTGGGGACTAGGCGCTTCGTATGATGAGGGCAGTTATAACTATTTTCATCATAGCAAAATGATACCCTTTTTCTGTCTAATTTGTCAAGCACTTATTTTTAACTTGTTTTTGTAGCTGGTGGCGAGCTGTAGCGCTACTTGATTTGCCACATCCTGAGCGATGATAATAACATCCCTGATAACCCACTCAAGGGCTAAATTCATGCCGTGCTTGCGCCATGTCATGCGAGAGATACCAGCGCATAAGCAACGTTCACATTCTGGCCATGCCCAAGCCTTGGTCGATGGGATGGGTTTTGTGATCTCGATTAGCGCCACATCCACGATGCGAGTGTGGTACTTGGCAGGGATGTCGGGGTATGTGCGTGCCAGCTTGCCATAGTAATGATTAGCGACAATCTCGCGATAACGCTGATCGTCATGCAGATAATAGCGGTATATCGCATCGGCATGGCGTGACACACCAGCAAAGCTTTCGGCAGCAGCGACAAGATGCGCTCTTGGTATCTTAGACATATTAATCCCCTTTTTGACCGTGATGGGGCATTATCCGATAGTGTTAATATTCTTGGCAACCATTAACAGAACTATTAACTATATTGGCTTGCTTAACTCTTTGATTATAAATACATTTTACTATTTTAGTTAAGGGTGTTAAGGGTGTTAAGGGTTTTTCGGAACTTATATACAAAATAAAATTTTAATGGTTGTATTTTTTGCCTATATAAATAGACGTAAAAAAGCCCCGTTGTCTTAACAGGGCTTACTGCAAGCTATATCACATAAGGCTTAGGGCTAGTTAAGGGTTTGATTTTAAACCCTTAACTAGCCCTTAACACCCTTAACATTTAATCTATTTTTTAAGGGGCTTTCTGTGCCGATGTGGATAGCAGGTATTTTGAGATGGCTTTTTTGAAAGCTAATATCTGCTCGCCTCTCGCATCTATTAATGCGCCACCGTTATCAGTAGGCTCATCAATGATGATGACAGTGCCTTGCTTCTTGATCTCTTTGCGCTCTTTCTCGGACGCGCCACCCCAAGTTAAATCTACATGATATCGATACCAAACAATCTCCTTACGTTCTCGCACACCGATGAATGTAAGTAGCTTGGCTGCAGATGTCGGGCGTTCACCGTTCTTTTGACACCACGCCTTGTAAAATTCGTAAAGGTCGGTGCTCAGACAAGTTGAGTAAGGCGCGTCTAGCTTACCATATTGCCACTCAGAATAAAAGCGCTCCCATGAAGATCTGCTCAAATTAATCAGTCTTTCTCGCGCTGCTGTCTTGAGTGGCTTGGTCTGAGCGGTAAAACCGCCTAAATCCTTATTAAGCAGATACGTCATGAACCCACGTAGACAAATCAAGTTAGGGTCTTTGATGGCGTCAGCAACAGCGTGTTGAATGTTTAGTGGTATTTCTGACTTGGGGTAAAATACCATGTGACGGCGGTCATTATCTTCAAGCGCTAATGGCTGTAAATCATTAGACAAAAACACAACATTAACATAGCTGTCGGCGCGCCACCCGCTAACGAATTTCTTGTTAATGTAAACGTCTTTTCCTGTGATCATCTGTTTGATCATGCCCATCTGGGAGTATCTCTCACGACCTTGGAATATCTCTTCGAAAACGGCGAATAATTTACCTTCGACCCAGTCGTTATACTGGCTGTCGAGTTGACCTTGCCCAAGCGTTAGCAGATAATCACCGTATATTTTAGATAATACGCGGTCGAAAAACAATGACTTACCTGCGCCCTGTATGTGACCATGAAAGAGTAGGGCTGTATCTAGTTTTGTACCAGGCTTTTGCAACGGTAGGGCTAGCCAATTCAGTACCCAATCAATAGCTTCTTCGCCTTCGCCTTCGCACAAGTGGCGTAACAGGGCGATGAATGGTTCTGACCATGCCTCGATGATATCATCGGTAATGCCTTTTTCTTTACGCTCCTGTTGGCTAAACGCTCTCAGCGGCAACTCATCAAATGTATTGATGTAGTTTTCTGCTTTGGGTGGTTGCTTGGTCATTGTTGGGTCGAACCAGATGTTTTCTGATTTTACCTTTTGGCGGTGTTCTGACTTCTGCCACAGGTCAAACTCATTGGGAAACTCCAGGCGGAGCGTCTCAATTGGCTGGCGTTGTCGGCTCTCGTGGTTGAACACTTCTTTTGTGCCTGCGATGTACCAATAATTATCGAACATCCATGACATGCTGTCTCTGTTCGCATCGTCCGCGTTTTTACGGACTTGCTCGCGAGTGATGGACTTAGTGCCAGCGCGGTCAAACCACTCTTTCGCCAATTTCTTGCCGACCAACGTCTCAAACTGCGTCTTGGTGTACTCGTATTTAGTGTTTAGATTGTAGATTTTGTTTGTCGCAGAGCGTTTGGTGTTATCGACTATTATTGCAAAGTCGCTGAATATATTATCCGATGTGTATTCGTACACATCATCTGCCTGTGCATCTGATGTATCATCATCGGTAGGCTCTGGCGTGACGGTAGGCTCATCGCTGATGGCTTGATCGTCATTATCAATCTGAGCAGGCGCCGCATCCATGAGCCCCATCTCAATCGCATCGATGATGTGGCTGAGTTGGTCAGCGACATCACTTAAGCTAAAATGCACATGTAGGTCATTATAATCTGTCAGCTCTCCAGTCTCACGGCGACCATCATTACCGAAGTTAGGCACAGCCACATAACCACCTGCTAGGCTTGCAGCTTCGTTCGCCTTGGTGATGCCGGGGTTGGTACCTGTCTTAAGCTCGGTCGCTCGGTCATCATCAGCTGCGAATATTAGCGTACTGTGTGGGTACAATGTGCGCAGTTTCGGCGCGCATTTGACCATGTTGCCCGCATCAATCGTCATGATGACAGGATGCGTGCAGTCAAATGATTCATAGATACTCGCCGCTGTGGCGTAACCTTCGGCGACAAAAATCACATCGCCGTCATTAGGCTTGCCCAGTGTGAACCAAGTTTCACCCTTTAGACCACCCTTAAGAAATAGCTTCGTGCCGTCCGCGCTGATGCTCTGGCGATTAACCAGTGTCACCTTGTCATCACTGCGGTGGTAGTATAGTGGTATCAGTAGGTTGCCCTGTGCATCGATGCGCAGGCCGTGAGAGCGTACCATCTTGCGCTCCAGATACGCATGACTGTCCGCTGGACGGGCAGACGACCATTCGCCCTGTGCAATGCGCGCAGTGGCGATCTGTGCTTGACGGCGTTCTTGGGTTTCTCGTTCTTTCTGCGCTTGAATCATGGCTCGGCGCTCCGCTTGTAGTTTCTGACGCTCGGCATCGCTCATTGTGACAGTCGCATCCATGCCAAGCGCGGACGCAATCTCATTCATGGTGTCATAATTATCCATGCCTAGATAGTCGCGCACCAACTGCTCGCCATCACGCGCGCCACACTGAGAGCAGATAGACGTACCGCGACCATCTTTGTTGTCGCAGCGAAACCGATCCGTACCGCCACATAGCGGGCAGGGTTGGTGCCTGTTGTATGGTGCGCGCAGGTTGATGCCAACCGCAGGAAAGATACGATCTGTCCAGTTGCCGACAGCTGCTGCGCGAATCGCATCGAAGTTGAGCGGTGGTCGTTTTTTCTCTTGATTTTGTTTTATATTTGTCATAGAATAATATCCGTTAGTTTATCGCTAAATTGACACCAAGCCCGCTGGTCGCACCCAGTGGGCTTTTTGTTTAGTCATCTTGATATGCAGCCTTCAGCTTGGGGGATAAATCTACCGCCAAAAATTTACCTTTGGTAATTTTTTCAGCGCGAATCGCAATATGTGCTGACATATATACCTTCCCGTTTAGCAACTTCCAAATAAGTGGCTGACTGCAACCAAGAGCATCCGCCATAGCTTGTTGTGTCTCAAACAGCTCCGATAGCTGTTTGTATTTCTCTTGATAATTCATGCAATAATTACCCTAGTAATTTATTTGCAACGATTATAGCAATTATTTATTACTTTGTGAATATATTTTTACTTTTTTGTGCATTTTACTTTTTATTACATTGGTTATAAAATAGGATAATAAACCCCTATTAGATGAGGTGTAACCATGAGCACATTGGGTGAACGCTTAAAACTAGCCAGAGAAAACAAGAAATTATCCCAGCAAGAGGTAGCAGCTCGTGCGGGGATTAGTCAGCCGACTTACTATAAAATTGAAAGTGGAAAAACCAAACGAACTACTTATCTCCATGAGTTGGCTAAGGTATTGGGTGTGACGCCTGAGTGGCTCGCTACTGATGAAGGCGAGATGATGACTAATCAGCAAAAGGTTGGTGCACTGGTTGAGTCGTTACCCAATGGCATCACGCATGATGATATTGAGCCGTGGCGAAAAGATAACCAGGTATGGGTAGATTTTTATGATGTGACATTCTGCTGTGGTGTTGGAGCGGCACAACCTGAGTTTGAGGCACTCAAGAAGACTTTGCCTTTTGATGAGAGTTTCTTTAGGTATCGCAAAATCAATCCGAATAACTTTAAGATGATACATGCCACTGGCGATAGCATGTCACCATACATCAATCCACATGATGCCGTCGGTATAGACATCAGCGATATACAGCCTAAAGATGGGGAGGTATATGCGCTATTCTTGGATGGCGATCTCATGATTAAGCGTGTATTTCGCGAGGGTGGCGGTGTGTTGCGTCTAGCCAGCGACAACACTAACTATAGAGACAAAATCGTCAATCATGATAACGGTGACAGTCTGATTATCATCGGGCGTGTGGCTTATCGCAGTGGTTAGGGGAGTTTAAAGAATGTCTATAGATAAAACATTGGTGATGCAGATACTGACCGTGCTTAGCGAGCAAACACCAAAGCGAGTGTCTGTGGAACGCTTGGGGCTGTGTGATGAGCAAACGCTGGCAAGACATTTGATTTATATGTCACAAGAAGGGCTGATTGATAAAGATGTCGATCAGGTGGTGTGCTATGACACAGAGGGTGAAATTTCACATTTTGAAAGCTGCGGCATTACCAGTCTGGGAATCAGCTATATCGGGAGGGATGACGGCATTCATAAGGAGCTTCATGCCGTCAATATTAGCTTAGATATGAATGAATTAAGGCAGCTGCTACTCGATAATGTCGCTGCCAACGCCGAGCCTGACCAAAAACAAAAGCTCACAAATGCCATCGCATCACTATCTAGGGAAACATTGGTAGAAGTATGCAAGGAGCTTATCGTTAAAGGTCTGACTGCTGGCACGGTACTCACTTGGTTAAGGAATTTTATTCCCTAAGAATCTGCCATAGTAACCTTCTTGGTCGAATATGGCATAGCGTTTGTCGGTTTTTTTTGGTGTTACGGTCGTAAAGCCGATAAAACGAAAGGTGCTATCTGACACCCGCTCAAACAACAAATAGCCTGCAGTGGTAACGATGGCGTAGCCATCTAGCGAATAGTCATGCGAACCTTTTAAAGCTTTTTCGCTGTCAGTAAAACGCTGACAATTTAAAAACAATTCCACTTCGCCAAAACGGGCGTTTGGTCTGTCGCTTTGAGTTAGGGTCAAGTAGGGTTCTACTCTTTGCTTATTCATACAAATACTCCAAAATTTGTCTAACCGTCCCACTGGGGCGGTTTTTTTATTCAAAAAAAATTACCAAATAATTCATATAGTAACAGATTTTTTTAATTTTTATTACTATTTTTATAACTTTAGGCTTTACTTTTATTATTACTATAGTTATAATCACCCCATAAACAACCTATGGAGTGAATTATGAACCCCAAATCTAAAATGCGTGATTTATTTCCGCTTGTGATTATTGTTGGCATGCTTGCCTTGGCGCCGGTCGCCTGCGTAAAAGGGTCGGCGCGAGAAGCTAAGGCAGACTATGAAAAATGCCTAAGCTGGCAAGCAGACGGCCATAACATCCGTTGTAGTCTGTGAGGCTGACATGAGAGTAGATTTTAAAAAGTATCTGGCATCGCGCATTGATGCAGTGCTGATCGGGATGGCGGAGCTCGACCGATACAGTGATGACGAAGATGTCAAGACCGCCGACAAACTGGAAGATTTTGATGCCGTGATTGAACATCATGGCAGCATCGTCCGCTATGGTATCTATATCGGAACACGCACCGCGTTTGGTGTGGAGATGGTGGACGGTGTGGCAAGCGACGCGGTATTTATGTGGAGTGCGGGCGATGACATGCCAATGCGCACAATTTTTGAGACAGAAGGCGCGAAATGGCGCGAGATGATGACTAAGGGGTTGGCATGAGTCTAGACGATATGATCGCTTCGCTGCGACGTGCGCAGTTTATTCGCCCGCACGTTAAGCGCTGTGCGGTGCAAACAACGAATTTTCTGATCGCTTACAGGGATAATCCTGTGTGCATACACTTTTTGGAGCATGCGGTGCACGGGCTTAACACCATTATCAATGCAATCCAGCAGGTGGGCGAGCCGCATTTGCATCCGTCTGATCAGCTGGCGATTAACTCAGCGTATGAGTTTTTGATTGACCTATTAGATATGGAGAAATCGCTGTGAGAAATGTGGTTGTCCTTATCTGCGGTGCATCTGATGTGGTGAACGAGCTTACCGCCAGCCGTGTCTATCACACCATGCTAAATCATGGCGTAAGCTGTGAGACTGCTAATCTTTATAACAACTTTGATGCGTGTGAGCGATTCGGCAAGCTGTACCGCCTACGTCAGCGCAGAGGTGAGCTACCTAAAGTGACGCTGCTGACCAATCATCCTGCGATGGATAAGTCTGCCAAGATGGGTGTCAATCGCTCGTACTGGGGCGACATCAAGCTCCGCCCGACATTGTCGGTATGTCTGACATTGGATAAAAAAACATTTATTGATGGCTATGCTGGAGGTCTTGATGACAAGGCCAAGGCATACGTGACTGATGTGTTGATGCCAGCTTATGAGCAGATGCACCGCGTTAACTTTGGCGGTCGCCACCATCGCACGCATAGCGTAATTGGAGAGCATGCGCCGCTACTGGCGGCGGGAAGAATCGTTGATAGCATACATTGGATCTTAGGAGGATGTAAAGATGAGCAGTCTTAATCAAGTTAATCTAATCGGCCGTCTGGGTCAAGACCCAGAGGTCAGACACTTTAGCAATGGCAGTAGTGTCACGAATCTATCGCTTGCCACAAGTGAGCACTGGAAAGATGAAAAAGGTATCAAGCGCGAGCGCACCGAATGGCACCGCGTGAGCTTGTTCGGTCGTGAGGGTGAAGTGGCAGCTGAGTATCTGCGCAAGGGTAGTCTTGTGTTTATTAGTGGTTCAATCCGCACCAACAAATACACCGACAGCAGCGGCGTGGAGCGCTATAGCACTGAGATTCGCGCATCCAACATGCGCATGCTGGGTAATAGCGACAACAGCAAAGCATCGCCACCAAGCGCGCCAATGCCACAAACTAAACCACCAGCACCTAAGCCTGTGACCAAGCCGACCACACCGCCGCCACCAGCTACGGATGCATCGGAAGTGGTGGAAGATGATGATATCCCGTTTTAGATGGAGGCTGTGATGATATATGTAAAATTTGATCTGTGGGACTTGCCGATTCTGATGGTGTTACCCACAAGATTTTCACCGAATTATTTTGAGTTCTGTAGGTTATGGGCTCAAAAGAACCCCGCGGGGATGTGACATGAGTAGAGATGCAAAACGCAAAAAGCGCAAGATTGCCAAGCGAAACAATGAATTGCAGGCCATCGAGCGTAAGAGATTGCACGAGCGGAAAATCCAACAAGAGCTTGGCACGGAGCTGTACGGTTACTGGCAGTCTCCGCTTGACGGTCATACCGCCGCCCAGATGTACCAACGCAGCACCTGGTACGGCGATTGGGATATACGCAATCCACCAAAAGGTGAGCGCAGATTTATCGTTAGTATGTTTTTGTATAGCGCGGCCGATAAAGCCAAAGATCGCCAGCTAGACCTGACAGACCTTGAGATGACATGCGAGTTTATGGATTTGTCAGCTGCAATTAGTCAGCACGTCCGAGAGGTTGAAGTGGAGAACCCGCACATAAAGATTGACGGCTGGAGAAGTTTTGTTAGGGTGAGAACATGATTAATTTTAAGCGTTATCCACATCGTGTCGGTGATCCTTACAATGAGCATGGATCACTGACGGCTCGACAAGTAGCGATGGCAAGAAATAAGCCAGAGCGCGAAGCGAAGAAATTGAGACAGCGCATGCCACTATTTGCAGATACTATCACTGGCGGACGCGATGGTAGTTTTGACCCGCAAGCCGAATATAACCGCCGACAAGCAGTGTCGGATGCAAGAATCAGAGATAGGCGACAATTTGAATGCGAAATTTGGCTAAAAGCAAGAAAGCGATTTTTTGAGCTTGATGTCGATACCCAAGCGAGAATCATTAAAAGATTTAATGGCAATCGCTTTAGACCTAAAACCGCTGTCAATTTTGCGACAGTAGTAGATGTAGAGAGCGGTGACCAGGCAAGACGACTGGCCGCCATCGAACAATCAATGAGTAAATCTGCCTCGCATGAGCAGTTAGCATTAGCAATTTAATAGGAGAGAATTATGAAGATATTAACGGCATCCGAAGTGGTGCAAGCCATCCAAGGCGTTGATTAAACTAAGTGGAGGAGAGATAGAATGACGGCACAGCATCAGAGTGATATTGATATTTACCGATGCTGAATATTTGTCAGATGACCAGATTGTAGAAGCCAGTATTGAATATAAGACAGACAGCGGTCTGCTGATCACTGTAAGCATTGAGAGGAGTAGTGGATGAAAAAACCAAATTTTGTAATAGTAAACATTAGCTTTATCACCTGGTTTACTTGTGGCATATACGGCTGGCAAGCAGCAAATGGGTGGATTGGTTATTTATTGATGGGCAACGCCATAGCTCTGTTTGCGATTCATTTAATCATGGCGATTTATTATATTGGAGGGAGGTCGTGAGTGAAGTTAAATATTTTTGTAAAGCTGAGTTTGGATTGTTAGTGGAGAATGAGTGATGAACATGACCACCATGCAAATGCTTGCCATGCAATACGGCTTTAAAGCTCTGATACCGCTAGAGACGGTTGCCAAGGACTATCTTAGCAATATCAGCACCACCGAGCTGCACCGCAAAGCCAAAAATCAACAGCTGGGCTTTGCTTGTGTTAATACAGGCTCGGACAAACGCCCCAAATACCTAGTCCCAGTTGAAAATCTTGCCAGCTGGATTGACAGCCTCAAAACAGAAGCGGTGCTTGACCATCAAGCCATGCACGCTTAACATCCAATATATCATGCAATCAGAACGAACCACGACCACGATCGTGGTTTTGTTTTGCCTGCTCGATTGCGTCTTCATAATCAAGCACGGCAGGGCGACGCTTGAGATTGGTGTAACGCTGCAAACTGCCCCAGCTACGGTGTCCTGTTACTTGTTGAATTTGGGGGATGGTTAGTCCCTGCTCGGCAAGGCGTGTGGCAGCTTCATGGCGTAAGTCGTGAAATTTTAAATCATCAATGCCGAGTATTTTACAAGCATCCGTAAAAGATTTTGAGATGGTCTTGCTGTCTAACGGGATAAGTTTTTCGTCGTCGTAGTAGGGTGATTTTTGCATACGCTGTCTGATAGCTGTATCTTTAAAGGCGTTGACAATAGGGATGGTTTTTTCTGGGATTTTAACTTCGATGTGATTGCCTTTTGAGCCTTTGGGGTTTTTCATGTCTCGTACCAGCCACCAGTAGCCGTCTTCGGTGTAGGTTAGGTCATCGAACAGCAGATTGACAATCTCCCCTTCGCGCCGTGCTGTATATATCGCCAGCCAAATGATTAGGTGCATCGGATAGACTTGATTGCCCCGTTGCCACGACGCATAGAAATAGTTCGTCAAGAGTTGTAACTCATCATTGCTGGGTAGCCTTGAGCGTTTGTCTGATCCTTTGACTTTTCTGGCATAACGTAGCCCAAGCATCACCTCCTCGAAGCCTGATAGATTGACATCCATGCCCCAGACCATCTTGGCGTATCTTAGTACAGCACGAATGGCAATCATGTCACCTGTGAGCGTTTGCGGCTTGACCGTCTGCAAGCGAAACTCGGCAAAATTAGCAAAGTCTGCATTGGTCAGCTTGGTGATGTACTTGGCACCGATGGCAAGTTTTGCGATAAATAGCAGCCCCATCTTGTGTGAACGCCCAAAGTCCGCCCCTGCCTGCTCTAAGTAGAGACTGATGGCATCTGAAAAACGCATGTCGTCTTTTTTATCGCTCTGGTGGATAACATCGGGATTGAGCTCGATCTGGGCTTCTCGTTTTTTTAGCCAGCTTTCTGCCAAATTTCGCTTGCTAAATGTGCGACTTTCGCTATACTTAATGCCACCCTTGTTGATGCGTATTACCGCACGATAGCGAGTTGTGCCTGATGTTGTTTGGCGTTCTGATATTGTACCCAT